AAGTATGGACAGCTAGCGGTTGGTCGGCTTTAAAAAGAACTATTAGACACTACTGCAACAAAATAATTTATCGAATAATAACTGCAACAGGTATTGTAGATGTAACAGAAGACCATAGTCTACTTGACCAAGAGTTAAACCAGATAAAACCAGGACAGGTAAAATTCGATACACGGTTGTTTAGTAGTTTTCCGGAATTTGAAAACTCAAAGTGTAAAATATTAAATTTTGATTATTACTGTAATAATAAACTCATGGTACAAAGTAAATACCTCGAAGCGAGAAAGATGGGGTACGGTGTTAACGTAAATGTAAATGAAAATATGTACAACTTGACTTACTACGAAAATTTTGAAACTGAAATAAACTCTCAAAATGTTATCAAAAAGGTTGTAAATATGGGGCCTACCCGGGATTATGTATACGATCTAGAAACAGAAGACGGTACCTTTCAAGCAGGGGTTGGTCAGATTATAGTAAAAAACACAGATTCTTGTTATGTTATATTTCCACAGCCTGTAGACGCAGACGGCACACTGACGAGTCTATTCAAGGTTGCAGAACAAGCGGCTAAACAGATATCACAAACATTTAAAAAACCAATTGAACTTGAATTTGAAAAATTTATGTATCCGTTAATTTTGGTTGCAAAAAAACGTTATATGTACCTTGAATGGACTGACCCCAAAAAGCATAACGGGGAAATTGAAGCTAAAGGCGTTGAACTAGTTCGTAGAGACAATTGTCCATACGTAAAAGAAACTCTGGATGCTGTACTTTCACCTATCATGTTTAAAAATAATATTGAACAAGGTACATTACAAGCAGAAAGGTACATCGATAGACTCTTGAATGGAGAAGTTGAAATAAAAAAATTAATACTCTCCAAAACATTAAAAAACGAATATAAAGGTTATGAAAAGGTATACTCTTCAAAATTACCAGACGGTCGCCCTGACACAAATAGTGCGTATGTCTGGATACATACCAAAAAGAATAAACAAACAGATGTTCTAGAAAGTGTATGTGAATGTCCAAATATGGCACACGTTGCACTTGTTGAAAAGATGAGGATAAGAGATCCAAACAGTGCCCCAAAACCTGGAGATCGTGTTCCATTTGTATACATAGATATAAACGACCCCAAAGCGCTTTCATGGAAAAAAACAGAAGATCCCGAATACGCATCTGCCAATAATGTACCAATAGATAATTTATATTACCTAGAACACCAGTTAAAAAATCCACTCAAAACAATATTTGATATTGTTTTGGGAGAATTAAAATGTCAAGAATTATTTAATAGGCCAAGTATAACCAAAGCTAAACAACGAGAAAAGATTATGATTGCTGAAGCAAAGCGTAAAACAGAAGGTAATCGAGACATCCGTACTTTTTTTACGGTCAAATTAAAATAAAGGTAAATTTAAATGTGTTTTTCTAAAGAGGTATCGTTATTTACGTTTATATTTGGTGTGTTTTCTGGACTATTATGTTATTCTACTAATTTACCGGACTATAAAATAATTGGAATTTTCTTTGCTTTTATTTCTTTAATGCAGGGGATAGAATATCTTTTATGGAGTCATCAGTTGTGCGATAATTATAATAAGTTTTTGTCTTATATGGGTATGTTATTAAATCATCTACAGCCATTAGTTTTACTGTTATTAATATACTTTTATAGCAGAGATAATTTCAATAAATACAAATCTATTTTACTTTTACTTATTTCTATTTATTTGATATTGATTATAATTTATTCTTATAAATTTAAAAATGAATGTACCATTAAAAACCAAAATAATAATTTATATTGGAAATGGAATGATATGGATAATAAATTTATCGTATACCTAGTATTTTTGATATGTTTGATTTCATTTGGATTTGTTTTTCCCAATAAAAATATCGGGATAGCTTTTAGTGTTTATACTTTGTTAACTTATTTGGTAAGTTTCTTTATTTACTACAATACAAAAGTCATAGGATCAATGTGGTGTTTTTTTGCTGTTTTCGCGCCAATGCTATTTTATATTTTTAAAAATGTTAATTAAATGAGTTAAAAATTAAAATTGTTAATTTAATTTTTAACCAATTTGTCGAATTTGTTTATGTTGTTGTTCACGGCAACAACAAGGGATTTTATAATTCCCGTTTCCTTGGTATTTACAAAAAGGCTACAAAAGTATTTTTAAGCTTAATTTTAAGATTAAGCACTTTAAAGATAAACTTACGTTTAATTGCTGTAAGCAAGACCTCCCATACCGGACATAATGCGGAGAACGTTGTAGTTAACGGCAAAGATGGTAATGGCATTGATCTGCTCGTTGGTTCCGGCAAAGGCAAGCTGGGCTGTGTCAATGCGGGAAAAGTTGCAGGTTCCGGAAGGCTGGTGCTCCTCAGGGCGAAGTGCGAAGCTGTAAAGTGCGATGGAATCGGCAACACCTGTTGCTCCGAATCCAGTGTGGCACTCCCAGATCTGATTGCGGGTAAAGTACTTAAGATTGCGTGCAGTGAAACGATCAGTTCCGTTAAGAATGATCTTGATCTGCATTGTAGAAGCTGAACCAGGAACAGATGTAATTGCACCGGGAGTTGCACCACCGGTAACGTTGTTAACGGAGCTGACTGTACCGGGGAGAGCTGTGGGGGGTGTACCGATCCAGATAAGTTCCTTGATGGGGTGGTTGAAGTTGAGGCGGTAAGTTGCGCTTGAGCTGGTACCGGAACCAGACTCCTGCTGGAACTGGAGCTGGTCGATGAGGTACTCGTGGGCGTTCTGGGCAAACTGACGACGCTCAGTGGTGTCGAGATAGACGTAGTCGGCGTAGACAACAAAGTTGGCGCCTGCGATGTTGCTTGTGGTGGTACCACCGAAAAGATAAGATGTTGCGAGGGCAAACTGAATGTTAAACTTAACCTCGTGGTACTGGAGGGCAATGAGGGGAATGGCAAGACCGGGGTTGCGGCAGAACCAGAAACGCATGGGAACATAAGCCTCAGTGGGTGCAGCAGTGGTGTTGGTTGCAATTCCGCTCTGGTGAGTATAAGCCATACGCTGGTACTTGGTAGAGGGACCAGCATCAAGAACACCGTTGATGTCGGGCTCCTCGCCGCCTAGAGTGAGCTCGCCCTGTGCACCGGTGGGGTTGCACTCAACGAGATCACGCCAGACAGAAAGCCAGAGACCATACTGGCGATCAATGAGCTGACCACCAATCTCAAGCTCAAGCTGGTTGAAGAGAGCGTGGGAAAGATCGGCACCCATACCGGTTGCTGCACCAGATGCGACAAGGAGGCTGGGGTTGTACTGAACCCAGAGGTTCTTAAGAAGATCGCCGTTTCGGCTGATTGTTACTGTAACACGTGCACCAGCGGCAACGGAGCCGTTGATGGTCTGCTGGATAGACTCAATGGCGAAGTTGGTGTGGCGACGGTAAACGGATTTGAAAAATGTGATTTGGGGCTGGCCAGTAAGGTAAATGTCCTGGGCGCCGTAGGCAACAAGCTGCATAAGTCCTCCTCCCATTTTTGTGTGTGTGTAATATTAATTATTATTTTTTTTTGGCAGGAATTACCGAAAAAATAATAATTAACTTTAATTTTCTTTAAAATATATTTGGATTTAATTTTGTGGGTGGAAATTGGTGTCCATATAAAATCATATAAAGCAGCACAACCGTTCCAATTAAAATACTTCGATCAATTGCGATATTACTTGATTGTTTGCAAACATAATGCATAATCGCGTAAAGTAATGACGTTAATATTATCGCGTGTAAAACGTGCGAAGTTCCGTTTTCCATTAATAGCTAATACATATTAACATTATTTTAATTTGAAAAAGATAATCCACCCATTCCACCCATAACTCTTAATATGTTATAACATGGTGCGTAAAGAGTATAACCTGGTAATTCCGTATAGTTTTCTTGGGGAGAACCGTCTGCATTTCCAGGAATAACGCTGTTCCTTAGAAAAAAATCCAATTGGGCAGTATCGATCCTAGAAAAATTACAAGTTCCCGAGGGCTGGTGATCTTCTGGACGAAGTGCGAAAGAATAAACATAAATATAACTACCAGGAATACGCGTATGATGCTCATAACACTGCATCAACCTGAAATATTCACCAGGGCGTTCCTTAAACCGATCTGTTCCGTTTACAATAAGTTTAAAGTTGTAAAG